CCTGTCACATTGGTTGAACTATTTCCTACGCCAAATCCATTCACCGCATAATTGTCATCAGGTAGTGCTGTTGCGTAGTTGATCGTGTAATCACCTACTCCGTTATCTGTCACTGATGAAACGTTTCCTGATCCATTTATCGCCAACGTGCCCTGACCATTGAAGTTTACCCAAGCGCGAACCGCATAAGCAGTTGAAACTGATCCATAACCGCTGTTAAATGAGAAATTTCCTGCGCTTGTTACGCCAAACGCATCGTTCCCGTCTCTATTTACCAATAGGCTACCAGATGAATTAACGAAAGATCCGTAAGTTGATCCTCCGGGATACGTCAGAGCAAATTGTGTAGAGGTGGATTCAATCCGTACTTTCTGCCCACTATTTGTTGATGAGCCAATTAAAAAATTATTATCAGGAGTAAATCTTCCAGTAACAACGCTGTTGTTTGAAAAAATTGTTGGCTTTGCCCCTACGGAATCTATCAAGAAGCCACTTGAGTCAACATAAATGTTGGCTGATAACGTTTCGTTTGTGTAAAGCTGGTAACCTGAACCATTTAAACCGTTTAACTTAACTGTTTTGTAGTTTGATCCTATAGACGAATTGGAAGCAGACCCAATTGCCAAGTCTCCGTTTTGATTAAATACCGCACGCAGGTTTCCTGCGCCATCACTCAACACCACGAAACCCGATGCGGTTCGTATGTCTAAGCCGCCTTGGTTCCCGATATATCCACCAAGTATCGTGTGATTGTTCCCTGAAGTAACTGCACTGCCTGAGTTGTGTCCAATAAAAGTGTTTGTGCTACCAGAAGTTAATGCTGCACCGGCTTGGCGTCCCAACGCCGAGTTTTCGGACCCGTTTGATACAACAAGCGCGTTTACACCAACCGCAGTATTTCTGCCTCCTGTCGTGTTAGCTTCCAGCGAACTTTGGCCGACCCCGATGTTTTGGGTGCCGGATGTATTGGCCACCAATGCTTGAGGCCCAATAGCGACGTTTGCCACACCTGTATTGCTTGCGCCCAATGCATTTGTTCCAAGCGCTACGTTAAGACTTAAATTACCTGAGCCGCGACCAACTTTCAGACCGTTCACAGTCAGCTCACCGCTAAAGTCCACATTTCCGCTTGCGTCCTTTACTATCTGCCCAGTCCCGATATTAAAAGTCTTTGAACCGTCCGGGCCCAGTACAATGTTTCCACTTGCGTCGAAGTAATCAAGTCTGTCAATATCGACCACTGCTGATCCAGCAGTCATACGCAACTCAAATTTATCCCCAGCCAAAAAAGAATAGGCAGTTGTGACACCGGCTATTGACTCAACGGCACGTTGTATTGTTAAAGTATCTGTTGCCCTTGCCGTTACATTGACTATCTCTTTTGTTCCGTCTGCTTTTATTAACGTCCCGCGAAAATATTGGCCAGCAGAAAGCGAGGGGAATCTTGAACCATGCCCTGGCGTCAACACTAATGTTGTTGCTGAATTTGAAATATTTGCGGCTACGGTGCCTGTCGCATTGTTTCCGTATCTAATTAGCCGTGTCATCCTGCAATTCCTTTAAAAAAAACTCGCTCGGGTGCGCTTTGGTGCATTTTGCTGCCCTTTTATTCCCTTGTTTGCCAAAGAGTCTAACTTTTGACCAAATCGTGCGGTATAAGCCACTGCCATATCCGGGTTGGTGTATGGCTGACCAGGCACCATTAAAAGCCTGCCCAATGCGCCCCACCCAATGCACTCAGAGTATTCGTTGGCAATGAAGTCAGGAATGACTGTTGTATCTTTGCTTGGCTTGAGCCTTAAACAAAGGTAAAGCTCGCCATCTAATCGAGGTACTATGCGTAAAGTATTTTGGTCGATCTGAGTCACGTATTGTGGCAAGCCACCTTCTGCTTCTGTTCGCCAGTTTGGAGAAAGACGATCCAAGTCTGACGGAGTTACGGTCCTCAATGGATGTCCATTGAATGAAACCGCCTCAATGTCATGCAAGATCGAACCAGAAGGAGTTGCTATGGCCTGCGCGGCAGATGCCGTAATGGTTGTCGTGCTTTCGTACTTCCAAAGCCTTGTACGCTCGCAGAATTCAACTGCTGCGTTACGTATTGCCCGGTACGCTGTTGGGTCAGATACTCCGGGCGCGAATGGCCTTACATATGGGAGAAACACATCAATGGCGCTCATACGCTATTTCCCGGTTGGTTAGGTGATGCTTCATTTTTTGCCTGCTTGTTCACGCCCAATGAATCATTGAATGCAGCAAAGAAGGCTGTTGCCTCACCTGCGTTGGCAAACTCGCTATCTTTGCTTTTTGCCCTGTAGCACACGTAGTTTACAACTGCTTCCATATACTCTGCTTGAAAACCAAGGTTGTCGCCGGTCGAAGAAACCGCAGATGGCGTTTTTGCGTAAGCAAGTTCGATCCGAGTTCCTGCCAGCGCCGGTGGGTAGACGTAGTATTTTGTGGGCACGCGATCGTCAAAAGTGAACTGGCTAATCTCATTGCTCGCCGTGGCTGCGTGCCAGTAAAGGTCATCATCGTCTAGGCTTTGTCGGTCCGTGCGTCTGATAACTCTGCCCGGGGTTGTCCCGCTTGTGCCCATGTTGCGAATTGCGTCGAGAAATGTGATGCCGTCAGATGGAATACTTTGAAGCGTGCCAGCAACAAGGGTAGCATTCTCGACCACTGATCCTGCTTGTGGCCTGCGTATGATGATTGCTGACCGGCTATCATTGATCCATCGAAGTAATTCGCTGTCCGACCATCGTGCTTCATCATCACCACGCTCTTTATCAAGAAGTAGGTCTGTAACACGGTTTATGATGTCTTGGACAGCGATCATTCAGCATTACTCCGCAAGTTTTGCCTTAATTGACTCGATTTTCATTAGTGCGTGTGGTGCCCGCCCAAACTTTACTTTAAACTGTTCAACCAATGCATCGCGCTCCGCGCTTTCTGGCTCACTTTCTCCTAATTCAGCAAGATAATCAAGCATAATGTCGATTCGGGCATGGCGATCTTCATCTTCAAGGGCATTCCAGTCGTCTTCGGACAAACCAGACGCATCAAAGGCTTTGTCAACAACTTCACTCAAAGAGTAAGTTAATCCACCAATTGTGTAGCTTTTATCATGTACGGAACTTCCCATTAATGTAGATACTGGGGATGTTTCATTTAATCGCACATCGCTACGGTCATTGACAACAGGACTTCTTAATTCTGTTGGCTCTCCACCCGGACTAAGTTTGCCACGATACACTCTGTATGCGTCCGCAATAGCCAAAAATCTATCCGCATGATCCTGATTTGCAACTTCTGCCACATGGGCACCATCGGCCAAAGGTTCAAAATGATATTCAAAACTGCCTAATTCAACACGCGTACCGCCTGTTCGAATTATTTTGCATTCGATTTTCATAGTTATTCTCCTTTACGAAACTAAAAAAAAGGGGATTTAGCGTCACTAATCCCCTTTCCTTGTCAGACTTTTTGGATTAACCGGTTACATGAACGCTAACGCCCAGTTTACCAGTTGTGGCCAAAGTTGCAGCAGCAGTCGTGATTTTAATACCAACCGAGCGATCATACCCAACAGGTGCAACACGGAAGGTTGTTTTTAAAGTGCTTCTAGCCACGCCACCAGCCTGAGCCAATGTTGAGGCAGAGAAAAACTCAGCGCCGCATGTTCGAGCAGTTACTGTGTCACCAGGTGTTCCTGACATAATACCTACATCAAACGCAAGAGCAGGAGCACCGCCTGTGTCAAGGTCATCAGAGTCAAGGATTACATCGACCACCGTGGCATTTGCTGGAATTATACCAACATCAATGATGTCGTTAGCGGCCAGTGTCACACCTTTAAGTGGTGTTACAGCTAAATCAGCTTCGTAACGATTTGAAACAACGTCGCCAGCGCAATCAGGGTACGCAACGCTACCGTTACCGCCCTGATCAGACCATTTTAGTGCATAAATTGCCATTTTAAACTCCTTTAATTTTTGAGGTTTGTTATACGGGCGCTGTTACGCGCCCATCACAAGTTATGGGTTAGGATCGGCAGCGGCAGTGTCAATGGAGATTACGCCAAAGTCCCTGCCGTTGAAAACGGTTTTCTTGATACCACCTATGAAGCCTGATGCTACTGTTGGCTCGTTTCCGTAATCCTTGGTATTTTCTTCCC